CGGGAAACCGGACACGGCAGATTGGGAACCTGCCTATGTTGGTCCAAAACACCAAATTAACCTCTCCCCGTATTGTGACAACGAATGTTCCGCTAACCTCAAACGTTGGGCCGTAGAAAGCCCATCTGCTGACTTAGCGTCCGGTAGTTAACAATCTAGGTAGCACCTAAGAGACCTGGATCCCCCCGAAAGGGGAACAGATCAGCTTAGTTCATTCTCATCCTTAAACAAAAAATATGCTAAAATTAAAAAGTAAATTCTTAATTCAAAGCAAGTTTCTGAATAAGGCTAGGACAGTGTTCAAAGTGGTATCGCTTTTTGACGAGAAATCGTTAAAAGCTCTCTTTAAGAAACATTTGCGATCTTTGATCACATTTGCGACTTTAAGAGGGAGAGTTTCTCCTAGAGTCAGACATTGCTGGAAGTTCCTTGAGCTTATGCTCAAGACTAACAGACATCACGGTGCGCTTTATACATGTAAGTGGCTAAAAGCCAATCATGTGGCAATTCAGAGATTTCTCGCCGGTCAACCTTACCGTACCTTGCGTGAGATTGAGCCCAATTTACCTTTAACCCGTCTGATCAACGGGTTACCGGGTTTTATTGGATCAATGGATCGTAAGGAGATTAGACGGGGTAATACCCGTACTATTCGGTTCTGGAATACTATTCTCTCAGTTTATCGGGTGCTTGATGCTCCCGTTAAGCCTAAGTTGAATACTATAACAGATCCCTTTAAGGGAGACTTGGAGTTTGTATCTCTGTTTCGTCATTGGATCTTTGGTTTTATTGGCCATAAGAACAACTCTGCTCTTTTTAGAAGAGGCATTAATATCCAACGCTTAAAAGCCGACCACCTGCGTGTATCTGTTAAGGGTGGGCCGAACAATAGTCCGGCCTATTCTTCAGTACATGCAGATGCGATATCAGTTTTTCGAAACCCCCAACTTGCTAACGCAATACGAGAGTATTGTCATGTAACCGCTGGGGGACTATGGGACCTTTTGGTGAGAACCAAGGAGATCGCTCATAGCCTGTATCGCGAGTACGAGGGTTTATCCCTCGAACAAAGTCGGGTAGCAAAACCACCAGGTTTTGCACCTTTCAAAATACCTCGAGTGATCGAGGAATGGGATATTATTGGTACTTCTAAAGGACCAAAGGAAGTTCCTATTATGGTCAAGGGCGAATTCACAGATCTTTACGCAGGCAAGGTCCACGGAATAGTGGAACCTGCCGGTAAACTACGGGTTATTGCAATGGTTGACATTTGGACTCAGTCCCTATTTCATCCTTTGCATAAAACATTGTTTGAAATCTTGGCAAGATTGCCAAATGATGGAACCTTTAACCAGGAAATGTCAGTGAAGAGATCAGCCGAGAAGGCTGCATCTTCAGGTATTGCATTTTCCGTAGATTTATCGAGTGCTACTGATCGGTTGCCGATAATGTTGCAAGAAGATATTCTTAATGCGTTATTCGGCCATCGTATCGGTACACTGTGGCGTAAGATCCTTGATCGCCCCTTTGTCCAACGACAAAGTCTATCCAAAGACTTCCACGATGGTGAGTCAGTCTGGTATGGAACCGGGCAACCCATGGGTTGCCTGTCTTCCTGGGCAATGTTAGCCCTTACACATCACTGCATCTTACAGTTTTGTGCGAGGTCTCTAACTAACCACTCTTCATGGTTCACTGGCTATGAGATACTTGGTGATGACTTGGTGATCTTTGATCGTCAAGTTTATCAAGAGTATCTTAGAGTTATGAGCCTTCTAGATGTGGAAACAAATCCTTCAAAAACATTAGTTTCTGAATCTTCGCAAACTTTCGAGTTTGCTAAGAGGACTGTAACTAAGGGAGTAGATGTGTCTGGGTTGAGCTGGAAACAGTTCATCACAAATACGTCGATCAAGGACAGAATCTCTATGACTCTGTACTTGTCTTCTAGAGGTTTATTGTTAAGTACATCCCATTTATCAAAGATAATTGGAGATATACATAGTAGTAGACTGAAGGATACCGAAGTATCGCAGGGACTACTGATTTCTCTCTTGAATCATTGCGCCTCTAAAGGCGTTTTGAGTTATAGAGAAGCGATTTCGTACATCTGGGATCCGGTTGCCCGGGAGGCTGACGAATTGAAACAATTCGTCGTTCCTATTAAGATGACGATGCTAGATGTTGTTAAGTTACTTAACAAGCTACATCGTGAGATTGATGATAGCCCGGTAAGTATGGACGACCTCTCGCTCAGCAAAGTTGCTGATCGGAAGGCCTATGGTGCGATGTATATAATTCCTTATTTAAGTAATTATATTATACGTGGTGCCGTAGCTCGAGCTTTTGCTTACGAGCAGGAGTTCGGGAACCTTCATATTAACCTGGTTCCGGATTTGGTAAGGTCTTATTCCGACCTGAAGATTATCAGAAAACCTAATGATGGTCTTCCTCCAATTCCAGAATCGGTGATGCAGGTTATTGATGACAATGATTCATATGATACAAATTTATATGAAGTTGCTCAATCTCTTGTATTCCAAACTCGCATGGATGAGCCCACTAGTGGTATCATAGCTAAGGCTTATGAGAAATTATCAGAGCCTCGTTACAACGATAGCTTGTGGCACGCAATCGATTTTAAAGATTGGGTGGAATCATTTGTATCGAAGTATACCTTCATGAAACAGACCCGTATGGGTGCTGATCTTAAGGATTCTCCGAACTCATGGTTACAAGCGGATCTGTACCGAAGTACTGATATTCCTCGTTCAAGTCCTTACTATGCAATGATAGCCGGTTGGGCTCCGTCCTTAACGGACAAAGCTCAACAGGCTAAGCAAAACGCTTCTCCTCGATCTAAGTTCTATATCTCAGACGAGCAGGTGTACTGGAACATGTTTAAGGATGACATGATAACAGATTGGAATTTATTCCGAATGCTGTATTATGGCAAACTTTCATGGTCTAGATTCCTGTTAGTCCTTATTGGTTTTCCTCCTAAAGAGGATCCCAAAGGTATGAATCGTAGACGTACCATAACTGAAGAACAAGTTTACTGGGGAATGTATATGGACAATGCCGCTACACTTCGAGAGTTAATCTCGATGTGGTGGAATGGCCATTTACGCCTTGGTAAGTTTGTTCATGCAATATGGAAGAACCCGAAAGGGCTCTAGGATGGTGTTTTGATCCCTCTTGAGAGGCCGGTATCAACTCGAATGTTGATTCCAAACACGGTTGGCCGTACAATGAAAAGAGCTTGACATCAGTCCCTGGTTAGACACGTCCCAATTGGATTAACGATCTGACTACACTTATGTAGCCTTACGAAAATCTTATGAGTATCCGAAAAGGTGTAAAATCTTTACGAAAGTCCGTAATCTTGCTCCCCGAAACTTCGGGATCAAACTATCCACCTTATTTTGGCAGACGCCGACATGGCATCTTTAAAATAGAGGGGTTAGCCCTGGATTCCAATTAAGGAAAACTGGGTAGTTTGTGAAATTAGTCACTCTGAGTTGTATCGTCAACACGTGGCC